TATCTTCTGTAATTTTGACAACATTTATTTGTTTCCTACGTGCATATTTATCAGCACTAGAACCAACTGAATCTTGCGCGAATTTGGTACACTTCTGCATCATCTCTTCTGAGATTGAGAAAGAAGGATCTTTAATAATTGACATGTTCAACTTTCATTAAATGAAAATGTGTTCTTCGTTACGTAGTGAGCCGTAATATTTTGCTTTATTAACTTTACACTCTATGTTGCGTGAAACGTGAATCCAGCAATCAGTATGAGTGTGTCCAGCTAATACAGTTACATTTCTCTTTTTACGATCCTGCATAACTTTTTCGATAGTCTTGCCAAGTCTGATGTTGACATTGTAAGGAAGCCAAAAATTCTCAAAAATTGTACCGACATGTCTTGTGGCTTCTTTCCATGGCGGTACATGAGTCAGAATGTAAATCGTCTTGTAATCCAGCGCAAGGGCTGTTTCTAATTTTTCTTCAATCTGCTCGCAAGATTTATCTGCCAAATGTTTGAAGGCTTCAATTCTAGCCTCCATAGTCGGTAAGTCTCTCAAATCTTTAATCAAAAACCAATCAGGGGTTATTTTAAGATAACTTGGTTTACCATTACTGGCATCATACCAACCTTCAGCGCCAATAACCGCGACTTCATCATTTAACGGAACAACGCCCGATTCAGTCATCCAAATCAAATTTGGATGCTTATCACACAGGGCACGGATCTTTTTATGGGTTTCTTCAAATGAAGAGAAATGATAATCATGATTGCCGAGGACAAAATATATAGGGCACTTAACTACAGTTGCCAAAAGCTTCAAATCCAAACAAGTCATTAATCCGTTGGAAATATCTCCGGTCAGAAAAATGGCTTTTGGATTTTCTTTTTTGATACGATGGAAAAATCTTAATTTAGTAATAGGACCCACTTTATCCAAGTGGGTATCAGTGTACCATAGATATTTGTCCTTCATAAATCACCACCTAGTTAGTTTTATAAGAATGCTTTCATATGATAGATTCTATCAGCAAATGCAGCAGCTTCTGTCGGTTTAACAATTTCAAAACATATGAGAACTTCAATTCTGCCCATTAATACAGATGACTCTTCTTGCCTAACCCAGAGAACAGTAATGTCTTCTTTTGGATATAAAACCAAAGCTGCATACTTATTTTCAAACCTATAAGTAAGATTTTTCAATTCCCATTTAGAATAGTGTGGTGGTACTTGAGTTACAAAATATTCAACATTACACTCATCGCATCTAGACATGTACATGTTTATTCTATTTTCTGCATCACAAAACAGACATTTCCAACCCATATTACTTCACCAAATCTAAGAAGTCTTCTTCTGAAAGAAGGATTGTACCTAACTTACGAGCTGCCACCGCCTTAGAACTAGTACTGTTCGGATCTGCAATTACCAGATAACTTAAACCTTTACTAACTGAATTCTTTACGTCTCCGCCAGCATCAGCCGCCATCTTTTCCAAAACAGGTCTTTTGGTTTTCATTGATCCTGTAAAACAAACTGATTTGCTAGTTAAAACGCCCTTGGCTCTGATTTTGATTTTAACACCATTATCTAGTAATTCCAAGATCAAATCTTGATTTGAAATCAAACCATTTGCCAAAGACTTGGCTTTTACCGGACCCAAACCTGGAACTTGTTCAAATTCATCAGCTGATAGTTGTCCAAACTTCTCCAAACTATCACACCCAGCATTCATGATGAGTTTAATAGTGGACTGCCCAATCATAGGGATACTTAAAGCTCCAAGGAAAACTTCCAAAGGAACTTCTGCGGCTTGCCACAAAATATCATGACATTTCTGAGCAGATTTCTTGCCCATACGATCTATACTAGATAAATCATCGACAGTTAACTCGTATAAGTCAGAAACTTTAACTACCTTACCTGTCCGAACCAATTTCTCAACTAAAGTATCTCCCCACTCTAATAGGTTGAGTTCTTTAATCCAATTCTTGATTCTGCCCACCACTTGTGCCGAACAAGTTAAACTGTTGGTACAGTTAAGATTTTCTCCAACCATTTCTACTAATCCTCCACACTCCGGGCAATTAGTTGGAGCCTGCAATATGGTACCGGTGCTTTTAATCAATTCTTCAACACGCGGAATAACATCATTTGCTCTTGAGACTAAAACTGTAGCCCCAATATCCAAGCCTAATTCCTGGACATAAGCTAAGTTATATAGACTTGCTCTACTAACAGATGCTCCAACTAAGATCACCGGATCTACCGTAGCAACAGGAGTTAATCTTCCGCTATTACCAACCTGCCAAACAATATTTCTAATAACAGACTCTCTAGCCTCATTATCGAATTTGAAAGCAATAGCTCCTTTAGGTCTTAAATCTTTATCTCCCAAAGCAGCTTGGATAGCCAGATCGTTCACTCTAACGACCAAACCATCAATATCATAGTCTAATTTATCACGCTCAGTGTCTTGATATTGTCTCCAAAAATCGCTTACATATTTAGCGTCATTGAATAGCCAAATATTAGGGGTTTTTAAATTGTGAGATTTCAACCAAAGCCACTGATCGTGCTCAGAATCAAAATCTACATCTCCCAAAACTTGATAAAATAGAATATCAAGATATTCACTGCCCACACCATCCAGTCTCTTGGAGACACCGGAGGCGGCATTTCTGGGATTTGCCTTATCAGCAAAATGGGCTTTATGATTGGTTTTGGTCATAATGATTTCGCCACGCAAAGAGCCAGTAAAAGGATCTGGCAAATTGTCACAAAAATCATACAATTCTCTCATTACTCCTCCCATGTTAATAACATTAGAAGTAATGTCTTCTCCAATAGTTCCGTCACCACGGGTAATAGCTTGAACCAATGAACCATATTCATAAATAAGTTCAATACTAAGTCCATCTAACTTTTCAATTACCCATAATTTTTCACCTGGAGCAGTGCTGTCGACCCATTTAGTCAACTCATCAGGAAGATTAACTTTATCCAAAGATCCCATAGGAATTTGGTGTTTAGCTTTTTTCCATTCTGTTAACGCAACTGGCGCGCCAACAGCAGTAACAGCAGCGTTTGTGGGATCTAGAATTTTAAGTTCATCAACCCATGCGTCATAAACCTTATCTGAAAAGGTTGATTGACCATTGTAATAATCATTACGTGCTTTAGTAATTTTATCTGTTAATTCTTGAATACGTTGCTGTGACATTTATAGTGTTCCTTCATCTATAAAGAATCAAAATCCCAATTCGTCAGCATTTTCCACTATATTTTTGTAATCTCCTAAGAAATCATTTTCTCTATAGTGAAAAGCCACATGGGAAATTAAAGACTTATAGTCTTTAATTTGCCCATTGGATTTCGCGAAAATCTTTCTGTATTTTTCAGAGTCGTAAAAACTGTCCTTCTCCGCCACTCCAAAATTCAGTATTCCATCATCATGCAATTGACGAAGATGTTTTTCAAAATCAATTTCTTCTCCAAGAAACTCCTCTAGTTTCTTGGATTCACAAAGATATCTAGTAGTTCCAGATAACCTAAGTAAGACATCATTTCTTTTTTCTTTCTTAGTTTTCTTCTTTGGAGGGTCTAAATAAGTCTTAACTCCAGAAACTGGATATACATAGTATTCTGGTCTGGAGTTTTTAACAAGAAAAAGTAGAATTTCGTCCGAAGTTTTCATAACAATAGCCTAATTTAGGATAGGTAAGTACATTCCAGGTAAATTATTGGCACGCATTACATTGCGCTTCTGGGAAGCAATCGTTTCTACAGAATGAATTCACGCATGAAACTAAATTTTCATATACAATGGAATCAGCTTGCTCGCAACCACATGTAGACAAACATCACATGAACGAACTGTTTGTCCTGCTGGACATTTTGTTGGTGCTCTATTCAAATCAAGACATGATGTTCCGATTATAGAAATTAATATTGTGCTAAAAATCACCGGTATTGTATATTTCATATTTTCTTTCTTAAGTAATTTAAACAGTAACTGTACTAACGACATCATAATTTGACAAGATGTGCTGATCAATATATGATCTGTCTTTGGAGAAGATGGGGATACTCTCATCTACTACCCATTCAGAACGCATTGCTTCAATTGTCTCACCCGTCTTGGGGTTTAGACCTTCCTTCCAAACCTGAGTTTTAACAAGGCAGCGCCCTCTCCTCTGAGAGATTGGGCAGTCATTCCAGTTAATACCTTTTTGGAAACAAAGTTCCTGCAATTCTGAGTTGTTTTTGTTCTCAAGTGCTTTGTGAGAATATAAGGATCTTGCTAACATTTGCACAGAGTTACGGGTAGCGTCTTGCTGCCTCCAGATGAAATAGTTACAAACTTCATCATTTGGTAAAATGAATGCTCTAGCATCAAATGCTGCTAATTTGATTTTACCAAAAATTCTATCTGAAATTGATGAAAAATATGAAGAGGCTTTTGCAGCAGACACACTAACAGTTTTTTGTAAATTATTGTCAAACCACGATTGTGTTTCAAATTGATTATTGTATATCAATATAGATATTTCGTCGCTCTGAACGAAACTCAATTTGGCGCCCTGTATATTTTTACATAAATAAATCGCAGTATCATTCATACATGAAACTAAATTTTCATCTACTGGTCTTTTAAGACCTTTAGTATAAGAATGAAACGCAACTCCGTCCAATCTCAAAATGATTGGCATTCTCATTGGCAATTTTATTCTGTAAGAATCTTCATAAGACTTAATTCTATTTCCTAAATTTTCTTTGCTCATAAAACACTCGTGTCGCAATTATATTCAATCTGATGATATATATCATTGTATGAGATACATATACTTAATAAGAAATGTTGTAAACGATAAATCTTATATTGGTCAAAGCAAGGTGCCACAAAAACGATGGGTAAGGCACAAGTATGATGCGATTACTCGACTAATTGATTCTCCATTATATAGATCAATCAGAAAACATGGTGTAAATAATTTTACATTTTCCATTATAGATCAATCGGAAGAAGATGATTTGATTGATCATCTGGAAATATTTTGGATACAAAAGTTAAAATCGAATAATTTGAATTATGGATATAATTTAGAATCTGGCGGATGTAATAATAAAATTGTGAGTCAAGAAACGAAAAACAAACAATCCATTTCGGCAAAAAAGAGATATACATTAGAAACACAAAATAAATTGAGAGAATCTAAAAAAACTGAACAATCTAGAAAAAATTCTAGTAAATCCTCATTAGGATCTAATAACGGAAGAGCAATAGTTAACGAAATGATTGTAAAAGAAATAAGAAGATTATGGGAAACTAATGATTACAAACAAATTGAATTATCAGAAAAATTCAACTTATCAACTTCTACCATCAATCATATTGTAAAAAGATATACTTGGAAACATATATAATTATAATGCTTGCAATCTTTTGATTATTTTTGGAGCATCACTTTTCTGCATTGGCCAAAAACCAATGACGGTTTCTGTATGTGGAGCTAATTCAGTAAAACCTGCATCTATAATCAACACATGATTGGGCAACTCTTTCAATTTAGCCCATTCTTTTTCATCGGCTTTCAAAACCACTTTTCTAACAGCTTTGGAAAGCCACTTGCTGAAAATATCGTATTTTGAAACATGATCATTCCAGCCACACATAATTTCGTTGTGAATGTCTTGATATTCTTGCTGTAATCTTTGAGCGGCATGAGCTACTTGTGCGGCAGTTTTACCGATACTCATATTCAAAGATTCACGAACTACCAAATACATAGCCAGAGGAGATTCCTCGGTCTCAGTAAATTCATCATTCATTATATTCATCAATCAGGTTACGAACCAATTGTAAATTAGTTCTTAAATACTTTTCATAATCAGGACTAATGCTTTCCCACAAAGGAGCTCCAACGTCTGGAACATTAGGAATGTTTGCCTCATGAGATTGACATTCTGATTCAATTTTAGCATGTAATGCCTCTAATTCAGAAATTCTAGTTTTACATGCCAACACTTCTTGTTTCAAAAGTTCTTTTTCTTCTTTGGAAGCTTTAGGAAAACGCGAAGAAATCTCATTTCTCTTAGCTCTTAAGATTTCAATTTCCTTTTGAAAATCTAAAGCTTGTTTTCCTAATATTTCTACTTGTTGTAGACGGTGTATCATTTCTTCGGCAGCATCCGACAAATACAAAGACTTGGGAGGATATCTCACCATTAACGCCTCTTGTATGCTGCGGCGCCATTCAATAATCAAATTTCTAGGAAGCATAGTTAAGCACCATAATCAGTCTTCCAATATGGAAAACCTAAAACTCTAAATAAATCTAATTTGTCAGGCGTGTTATTAACTTCCGTTCTAGTAACGGTTCCATAATTAATTACATCTGTAGAACTATATTTGTATTTTAATTCAGAAGAATTGGCAAAAATGACACTACTACCATTTCCGCCAAACAAGAAAATTCTATCATAAATAATTGCTACTTGAGATTCGGAAACTTCTCCAGGAACATACTTTCTAGTATCCACCCATTGAGTAGGAGAAGATAAATCACATCTTAATATTCTAGTGCCTTTTGATTTGGGATTTGTACTTACCACTCCAGGAGTAATCAAATATCCTTTATTACCAATAGCAAAAAACTGTCCATTACATATAGGATAAGGGAGATGATTAGCTGTTATCCAATTGGTCGGATCATTTAATGGAGCAGAATAGATATTTTCAACCGGAGTATTTGTAAGCAATAAACCACCAAACAAATAAATATGATCACCAATAATAGCCACCTGAGATCCGTATAATGCAGTTGGCAATGTTGTCCCTGTATTTGCCCAAGTTAAAGGATCAGAGACAGAGGCGGTAAAAATAGTATTTTGAGGTTCGTTCATATTCTTGCCACCTAAAAGGTAAATCTGAGAATTAACGATTATTGCTTGTGCGTTTTGAATTTTATCAGGTAATCTTGAACCATGATCAGTCCAAGTTAAAGGATCTAAAACAGAGGCGGAAAATATATGATCAGTACACGAACTATCATTACCGCCAATTAAATAGATAATATCATTGATGATAAGTAATTGAGATCCATACAGTGGGGTTGGTAATTGCGCGCCCGTATCAACCCAATCAGTTGGATTATTAATATTGGCTTTATAGATTTTACCAGATATTTTTCCACCAAAAAGGTAAATATCTTCCCCTATAATAGCCAATTGAGAATCACCGAGGGCGGCGGGCAATACCTTTTTGGTAGTATCCCACTGTAATGGATTTGGTAGATTGAAATCAACAACCGCCGTATCATCATAGATAATATAGGCTGATACATCTACAAATGGATTTGATCCAGATTTCAAACCAGTATATTGAATTGCTTCAAAATCAGGCTGATCTTCAACTATCCAAGTTCTATATTGTACTGGAGATGAATTAACGTCTCTAGCTAACATTTTATAACGCACCATATTATTATGGTATTTTATGCAAAAACCGATATATTAAACTTAACCAATCTAGAAATTATGGATTGTAATTTATTATCAATAGCAGAATCCGTTATCAAATCATTAAATCTATTATTTACAACTGATTTTAACGGAAGATGTATATAATCATATTTTGAAGTAAGAATTACATATTTACCATAAACATCATTATGAATAGATAATACATAAATGTTTTTTTGTATTCTATATTGTAATAGTATTCTGCCAATTTTTGTATTTTAATATTTGAGCCGATTCACTATAATAATGATCTATGAAATGATGATCCGAATCGCAACATTCATCACACCCTTCACATAAGAAGTTAGAACAAGGATTATGAATTTCTCCCGTATTGGGATCAATCATTGGTTTTTTCTTTTTCTTATCATCATATTTGCTGTATTTACTAGGTCCTCTAACCATATACAACTCTTTTTTGGCTCTAGTTACAGCTACATAATAAAGATTAGCTTCTTCGCCAGAAACCCCCGGACCGTATCTATAAGTATTTATCAACATAAATACTCTATCACGTTCCAATCCTTTGGCTTTGTGAGTAGTAGAAAAGATTACTTTTTTATCATCAGCCACATCATTAAAAAGCTTTTCAATAGTTTCCTTGAGATCTTTTAAGGTCAGGGTTCCTTCACACAAGTTTAACAAACATTCTGCTTTATCTAAACAAGTGGTGGTGTCTTTTTTCTCAGAAAGAAGTCTTTCAATTTCTTGATCTTTCCAAGCATTAACATAAGCTGTGAAATCTTTGATAGTCTTAGATTTAGATTTCTTAATGAAATAGATTAAGTTAGCTCCAACATCTCGACCTTGAATATTTGCCGGCACGCCAGCCTTTAACAAAGCCATACAATGTTTAATCAGTGGAGCATTAGTTCTAGATAATACGAAGTCTCCAGGCTTTACCATTTTCAAGAATTCAACAACTTGAATATTTTCAACTTTACCTTCTGGAGCATTCGCTGCACACTCAATATCTGGAACTATCTCTTGAGCCAATTTGACTATTTTTTGTGGACAACGATAGGTTACTGATAAAGGTAACGTTTTGGCTTTTAACTTATTGATGAAATTAGGAATAGCCTCACTATCTGCTCCTCTGAACTGATAAATGCTTTGAGCCGGATCTCCTACTGCAATAATTCTTCCATCTATTTTGCAAGCAGAAAGTACCATTGCCATCTGAGCCGCATTTAAGTCCTGCGCTTCATCAACAAATACAACATCAAACTTACCAACATTCAATCGGTAAACAAACGGAAACCAAATCATATCATCAAAATCTATGACCTGTTTTTGTGTTTTGCACGACGCCAAAACTTTAATGACAATTTGAATAAACTTTTCTTTGGTTAATTCAAAGATTTCAATACCAAACTTTTCAATCAACTCTTCAATGCGAGAAGGGGTGTCAAATAAAAACCCTTTACATAAAGAAACGCATTTACAAATGCTTTGATTTAGTTCCCATAGATCATAAGAGGTTCCAATTATAGTACCTACAATTGTTCTACACTTATCATTATCTAGGACGACTTCACCAAAACTTTGTTTGATAGATCTGAATCCTAAAGAATGAAGAGTAAGTACATCTACATACGACGGGGCGCGCTGTTTTAATTCATCAGCAATAGATTTGTTAAAGGCGACCATTAAGGTTTTTTTACCTTTAGGGATATATCTAAATCCCTCAACGATCGTGCTGGTCTTACCACTACCAGCACGAGCGATGACAACAGTATGATCGTTCTCTTTAGCGATATCTTTGAAGATATCTTTCTGATATCTGGACCAATCTCTTTTGGGGTTCGCCTTGACTATATGTGAATTGTCAGGCTTCTTGGGTGGATATTTATTTGTTTTCTTGGTCATAGTACTCGAATTTACATTTTGCTATGTACTTTGGCGTTTTGTTTTAACATATATGGATAGTATCCGTTTTCGTCTGGTTTATCAAGACCATCTTCCTCGGACTCCATCTCTCGCTTCATAATAACACAGGTTGCCGCCTCTAGCAATTTTTTATGAATATCGAGGTCCTGATTTTGACTGCCTTTGCC